CGGCGATGTCGGTTCTGGCCGCAAACATCGAGGCCGATGTTCTGCAAGATGTCACCAAGGACGTGTACAACCTCGTCGGCACCGCTGGAACCACGCCTGCAACGATGCTGACCTTCGGACAAGCTCGCCAGAAGCTGAACCAGTACCTCGCTCCGCAAGACAAGCGCCGCCGCGTGCAGGTTGACTCGGAAACGATGGTGACGATGGTGGATGCCTACAAGGGCCTCTTCCAGAACAACAAGGCGATCTCTGATCAGTACATTGATGGCTTCATCGACCATCAGGGCGGCTTCGACTGGTACGAGAACGAGTCGATCCTGTCGCATACCACGGGCACACGCGACAACACTACGCCGCTGACGAACGATGCGACTGCGCAGACAGGTTCAAGCCTCGTCGTTGATGGCTTGGATGCGTCCGTAACCATCAAGCGCGGTGATGTGTTCACCATTGCTGGCGTCTTCGCTGTCCACCCTGAAACCAAGACGCAGTACAGCCACCTGCAGCAATTTGTCGTGACGGCTGATGCGACTGCCAATGGCTCCGGGGAAGTTACCCTGTCCATTTCTCCGTCCATCGTCGCTTCCGGCGCTACGCAGAACGTGTCGAACGGTGCTGCCGACGACAAGGCAATCACGTTCGTCGGCGCTGCTTCCACTACCTACGGCCAGAACTTGGCATATCACGAAGACGCATTCGCTTTCGTGACTGCCGACCTGCTGCTGCCGGGCGGTGTGGACATGGCTGCTCGAGAGGTCTACGACGGTATTTCGATGCGTATCGTCCGTGCCTACGACATCAACAACGACAACATGCCTTGCCGTATTGATGTGCTGTATGGCTACGAGACCCTGCGCGCGCAACTTGCCTGCCGCATCACCAAGTAATTCAAGCCCGCTTCGGCGGGCTTTCTCATTTAAGGAGTAAGAATCATGGCTGTTGAATACATTGGCGGTAATGGCCCGGACGGAACCTGCATCGGTCTGGATTCGACGGAACTCGTCGGCTTTCACGGCGCGACGCCGGTTGACCAGGGCGCAGCACTGACTGCGCAACTCACTACACTCACCCCGGCTGACGCTGAAGGTACGCCGGATTACGCGATTGCGGCGATTACCAATTCTTCGCCGTATGGCTTTGCGTCCGCGCAGGAGGCGATCACTGTTCTGTACGTGATCAAGAATCTGCAAGTGCGTCTCGCCGAGGTGGAAGCTCGCCTCGAAGAGAAGGGCCTGATCGCGGCTAACTAAGGGGCTGTAATCCATTAAGCGCCGGGGATAAATCCTCGGCGTTTTCTTTTTAAGGAAACGAAATCATGGGCGGTAGAGCACTAGGCGTCGCAATGTCGCATGCAGATGTTGACGGCGGAACAATCGATAACTGCGTCATTGGCGGCACCACGCCTGCCGCTGGCACTTTCTCAACATTGGATTCGACGACGCTCAAAGTCGGCGGAACAACTGTCAGTTCGACGGCTGCCGAACTGAATTACCTCGACATCGCCACACTGGGCACCGGGGCGGCAAGCAAGGCCGTCGTGCTGGATGCGAGTGGCGACTACACGTTCCCAGCAACGGCGACAATCGTGATGCCGTCTGGCGGTGACATGACGTTCGCATCTGGGTCCACCCTGGATGTGGCCGGCACGTTCGAGATTGCCAACGTGGCGGTTACGGCCTCTGCGGCAGAGTTGAACTATAACGACATCACTACGCTTGGGACTCTTGCGGCCAGCAAAGCCTGGACTTCCGACGCGAGCCTAGACACGGTGATGCCGACAGGTGGGCTGCTGACGGTGCAGTCTGGTGGCGCTGTGACGTTCAACACCGGCTCCACCTTAACGGTCGATGGCACAACGGCATCCACCGTGTTATCGGCGGAGCACGGTGCGGGAGCAATCGGCACGGCTGTGGCCCCCAAAACTCGCCGTTGGACTGACCGTGGCGTCATCATCACCCAGACGACAATCGACCTCACAGGATTGGCTAGCGTTGCAACTGCCAATGATGTGATCGGCCTGTCGGCTGGTGGAGCTGCGTATATCGGTCGAAACGTAGTAGCTACAAACGGCGTCATTTTCAAGGTCGAGTTTTCCTGCATCGAAACACCGGCAGGCGGTGACAATGATGTCAATGTCGTGGCGAATTCAAGCGCTGCTTTGGCGTATGACGGCGCTGGCGGCACGACTTACCTAAGTGACAGCGGCGATTTGCTCGCCGGTCAGACCATTCAAAACCTCGTGCCAGCCCTGACTGAGGGTGATTATTTTTACCTGACTGCAGGCACTGGCGATACGGCGGCGACATACACCGCAGGTATGTATGTGCTGACGACGTACGGACACGCTGCGTTGTCGTAACCACTAGGCCCTTCGGGGCCTTTTTTCTTGAGGCTTCCATGCAAATCTGGCTGAGACATCCACATCACGGTGAGAAGTGCGCCTATATCGAGGCCGAGGCGGTGAATGATGAAAAGAACGGATGGAAACGCTTTGACGTCGACGCAAAACCGGCAAGCACGCCAGAGGCGGAAGGCGTTCAGGTTCCCGTGATTACGCAGGCAGAACCAATCACGATGCGCAAGAAGCCGGGCCGCAAGCCGAAGAACAAGGGGTGATCCGTGGCCTTCGATACCTACAGCGATCTGAAGACGTCGATTGCCGACATTCTGCATCGTTCGGACCTTACATCCAAGATCCCGGACTTCATCAAGTTGTGCGAAGCGTCTATGAATCGCATTCTTCGCACGCGGACGATGGAAACGGATAACTCGCTGACACTTTCGGATGGCGCGCGGACGGTTGCCCTGCCAAGTGGGTATGAAGAGCCAATTTCATTGCGTTTGGTGATCACTGGTGAGGACCGCGAACCGCTAACGCAAGTTCTTCACACGCAGTTGAATATCAATACCGAGTCGTCCTCGGCTCGCCGACCTGAATTTTGGGCGATCAACGGCGCAAACATTGAATTCCCGAATCTGGCAGATCAAGAATACACGCTGTCCTTTCGCATGATCTCGTCTTCGTGGTCGCTGTCCGACTCTACGACCACAAATTGGTTGCTGACGAATCACCCGGATCTGTATTTCTACGGATCGCTGATGCATGCCGCCCCACATTTGGGGCAGGACGCACGAATCTCGACGTGGAGTAGCTTCTACGGCAAAGCCTTGAGGGAAGTGGAACACAACGCGGCGCGCTCCAAGGCTGGTATTGCGCTTCGCACGGACGTTCCGAGCCGTTCAAACGGCGGCTACAACATCAACACGGACGCATAAATGGCTGCGGTCCAACTTACAGGCTTCGCGCCGGATGCAGACCCGACGATGCCGGGAGTCATCATGGATTGCGAGATGACCATTCCCACTGTTCGCGGGATGAAGGGTGCACCGGCTGCGGTCTCGACCTCATTGCCCGCTTTGGCTGCGGAGTGTGTGGGTGCTGCCTATATGACGCTTCTCGATGGTTCATATCGATTCTTCGCTGGGACACAAACAAAACTGTACGAGTCTGCAGAAACTTCGTGGACGGACGTTTCTGCGGGCGGTGGCTCCTATACCGGCTCGGCGGAGGGGAGATGGCGATTTGCACAGTTCGGCAACACGACATACGCGTCGAACAAGATCGACGACATGCAATCGTCGGCATCAGGAGCATTCGCTGCTGTAACCGGTCCGAAGGCTTCGATTGTTGAGGTTGTAGCTGGGTTTGTTTTTGCCGCAGATACCGACGATGCGACTTTTGGTGATCAGTCGGATCGCTGGTGGTGCTCCGCGTTCAACGATGGTTCCGACTGGGTTCCGAGTACGACCACACAGAGCACGACGGGGCGTTTGATCGATACGCCAGGAGCGATTACTGCGTTGCGTCGTCTGGGTTCTGATGTGATCGCTTACAAGAAAAAGGGCGTTTGGATTGGCCGATATGTCGGAAGCCCCACGGTATGGGAATTTACGCAGATTTCATCTGAGATTGGCGCGCCGTCGCAGGAGGCGGTGGTGCTGGTCGATTCCGTCCACTATTTCATCGGAGATAACAACATCTATCGCTTCGATGGCTCGCAGCCTGTTCCAGTTGCTGATGACATCAAAACGTGGTTTTTCACTGACCTGAATAGCAAGTATAAGTACAGGGTCACAGGATCGCACGACCGCAAGAACAACCTCGTTTATTTCTACTATCCGAGCACAGGAAGTACGAATGGCGACATCGATTCCGCCATTGTCTATAACTACGTGTCTGGCAAGTGGGGGAGGGCAAATCGCGAGATTGAGGCGGTTGTGGATTATCTCTCCGGCTCTGTGACATACGACAATTTCGGCGATTACTTTTCGACGTACGCCGACATTCCATCTATTGCTTACGACTCGGATTTTTGGAATGAGGGGTCGCCTGTTGCCTCTGTCGTTGACAGCACGCACACCGTCAAGACCCTGACCGGCGTTAGTTCGACCAGCTCGATCACAACAGGTGATATGGGCGATGACTATCAATTTAGCCTTTTGCAGCAGGCGCGTGTTCGGTATGCGCAAGCTCCGACATCGGCAACGATGACGAACTACTACCGCAACGTGGAAGGCGATGATCTGACCACGGATGCGACTACGACAATGACGGACGGACGGTTCGATGTGTTGCGCGAAGCGCGCTGGCACCGACTGAAGTTCAACTTCACCGGCGATGTTGAGTCCATGGCGATCAACATCGCGGCCACACCTTCAGGACTTTACTAATGCGTTTGCCTACCGATTTTAGGCTGCCTCTTGGAGCGCGGCCCGATGCTTCATGGCTGGATCTTCTGCGCAGGCAGTTGGTTGCCGCATTCCGGGAAATCTCGCAGCAGGTCAACGGCGTGACAGAGGGGAGCATCAGCGCGATTACGAACGCCGCGACTGCGGCGCCAACGACTGGCACATGGAAGCAGGGCGACTTTATCCGCAACAGCACGCCGAGTGAGCTTGGCAGTGTCGGCAGCAAATACGTGATCTGGGGATTTATTTGCGTCACGTCAGGAACCCCCGGCACATGGCGCGAGTGCCGCTTTTTGACAGGAAACTAGCATGGCAACGATTGATCAACTGTACCAGCAGTATTTCGGACGTGCGCCGGATGCGGGCGGTCTTACCTATTGGGC